CTGCGGCGGCCGTGGCACTGTTGGCCGCATTGGTGGCGCTGGTGCTGGCCTCGCTTGCCTTCGTTGTGGCTGTGCTGGCGCTGGTGCTGGCCGACGTTGCGCTGTTTGCCGCTGCGGTTTGCGAGCTAGCGGCCGCTGTTGCGCTACCGGCTGCGGCTGTCTGTGACGACTGTGCTGCAGCGGCTGCAGCTTGTGCGGCGATCCGGTCGGTTTCTGCCTGGATGGCAAAGAGCGTGGACCGATCAGCGGATGCACTTGCGGCGGCGGTGGCCGTGGCCACTTCGCCCAGCACAGCGTTGAATGCTGAATCGCTCAGACTTTCAGCGGTGACGATGCCAGCTTTCAGGGCTCCATCGTCCGCCTGGATCAGCGCCAGGTTGTCCCGAAGCTGGTTGATAGACAGCGCAGCCGCGTCCAGCTCGGTGTTGATACCGGCGTGATTGGTATCGTCACCGTCGCGCTCAGTGAAATCTGTTTCGCGGTTGTAGGCTTGCGGCTGCGCCATAGTCTTGCTTCCTTACTCGGGGGCTTTGTCGGCGGACTTGTCGCCTTTGGTGGCGGTGGCCTTCTGGGCCTTCACGGCGTTCTTCTCGACTTGCTCGGTCAAGCGCTCGCCGTCGTCGTCGCCGTAAATCTTGGCCACGCGGGGCGCGCCGTACTTGGCGCTCAAGCGGCCGTGTTCTTCGGTGGACTCCAGCTCGACTTCACCGACGCGCTCGCCTTCCTGCACGTTCTCCTTGCCGAAGATCGAGCGCAGGATGGTCAGCTCATGCGGTGGCACGGTGACTGGGGTGATGGTGTTGGCGTCACGGCGGACGGTCACCGACAAAAGGGGCACAAGGGTCTTGCTCATAGGTTTCTCCAGGGGATTGAAGAACCCCGGCACTGGGCCGGGGTGCTTAGGACTTGGCTATCAGGCGATGGCCAGGACTGCTTGGGCGTTACGGCGGTTGACCGACATCGCCATGCGCAGGTTGACCATGGCGTACATGGCCAGCGTGTCGTGCGGGCGCACTGGGGTCACGATGTCCATGTCGTCATCGCGGTACTTCAGGTGCTTGGTGTTCAGGAAGTAGCAGCGCTTGTTCCAGTTCACCGTGGCGGTTTCCAGGGTCTGCAGTTCTTCAAACTGAGGGTCCCAGATGATTTCCACGCCCTTGAAGTACATGCCGGTGCTGACACCAGTGCCGACGCCAGCGTCCACGGTCTTCGAGCGGCCGGACTCGGCGTTGTTGGTGATCGTGATTTCCTTGCGGTAGGCGTCGATGAAGTCGCCACCGGCCAGGATGAAGTCGGGCGAGCCGCCGTTCTTGATGCACTTGCGCCAGTTTTGCTCCATGGCCGTGGCCAAGGTGCCCACCGATGCGGTGCTGATGCCGGTCTGGGCGTTGTTGCGCCAGTAAGTGGCGGTGGCACCGTCCAGGCCGCCGATCACGCCAGTGGCGGGAGCGACTGCAACCAGGGCATCGAGACCGGCCACGGCGTCAGTGTCCTGCGTGCCGTTGCGGTGCAGCTCCAGGTCCAGCTTCTTCATGAAGCCTTCCTTGAGCGATTCCATTTGCTCGTCCAGCAAGTTGAGCAATTGGACTTTCTCGTTTTGCTCCAGCTTGTACGCGCCGCGATCACCTTCACGCACCTTGATGCCGTTGCCGAACAGGCGGTCGTAATCGAGGTACAGGCCATCCACGGCACGACGCCATGGGAAGGCGGCCTGCTCGGTGGTGTTGCGCTTGTTGAAGACCACGGCGTCTTCACCGTAGGCCCAGTTGAAGTTTGAGCCGTAGTCCTTGCGGATGTTCTCGACCACGTTCTGCTTGGCACCCAGGAAAGTCTTGCGACCGGCCATGAGCTTCTTCAGAAGGGGGCGCTCCGTGGCGATCTGGTCCACGGGCATGTTGCGCAGGTACTCGTCCAAGGAAACCTTGGCCAACTCCTGCAAGTCTTGGTTTGAAATAGGCATGTCACTGCTCCGAATGAAAGGATTGAAAAAAACCTTCCACACCGTCCACGGCAGGCTATCCCGTGCGTCCAGTTCCTTCAGATTCCCGGCGCGACTTCGGGTACGGCTTGATCTGTGGCACTGAGCCCTGAAGGACGCGACCCCTTCGATGCAGCGACAAATTCGGCGTGTACCGCATTGAAGTACCGGCTGGCCCGCTGCGGTTGTCGATCCCCGCTTACGCTCTTGGCAGGCCAGTCAGCAAGACAATGCGGAACTGGCAATCGAATTATTGAAGGCCGTCAAGCCCTCAACGGATTTTTGTTCACATTGAACTGAGTTTTTTTGCCACCTTGGACATTGCGCCCGCTTCGTTGCGGGTCAGCTCGCCTTCGCTCACTTCGTCGTCGTCCATTTCCAGGTCCAGGTGCGTGATCTGCAATTCGATGCTGCGGTTGTCGCTGCTTTCGGTGGCCGACTGACGCGAGCCCACCACCTTGGCCTTGGCCTCGAACATCAACACCGTGCCGACGGCGGGCAGCTTGGTGATGCCCAGCTTCTTCAGCGTGTCGTCATTCAGGTCCAGGCGCAGGCCATACGGGTAGCGCTCCTGGTCCTCGTAGGGCGTGGACAGCTTGTTGGCTTCCTTTGCTTCTTTCTTACTGATCTTCAGGTCTTGCATTGTCATTTCGTTTACTCCTTAAATTCCCATGGACTCCATGCGCTGCGCGATGCGGTCAATCGGCGTGGCGGCATTTGTGGCGGGCGTGCCCAGCGTGGCGGGGCGCGAGCGGATCGGTTGCGGGCCAGGCGCTGCGGCGCGTGGCACCTGGATGTTGTCGTACATCATTTGCACGGTGGCGGCCCATTGCTCGGGGCGGTAGGTGCCGACGAACTTTTGCAGGTTGGCCGGGTTGCGGAAGTGATCGCTGATCACCTTCATGCGCGCCGTGTGGTCCACCTCGTTCTTGCGGGTCTCCAGGTAAGCCTCCATGGCCCCGGCCGCGTCCTTCACGGTCTTCTCGTACACCTGGCGCTCTTGCACCTGGGTTTGTTGCGCTTGCTCTCGGGCCTTGGCCTCGCTGTCCACCTTGCGGAACTTGGCCAACTCCACCGCGCGATCGCGCGTGATTTCCATGTTGTCCACGGCGGCCTTCAGGTCGTCGTGACCGGCCAGCAAGTCGATGCCAGGCGCTTCCACGCCCAGCTTCTGGTACAGCATGGAGCGCTGGCCTTCGATCATTTCCAGGGCCACGCGCAGGTTCTTCTCGTCGCCTGAATTCAGCAGGCGGCCAAACTCCAGGGTCTGGGCGAACTCTTGCGCGCTCATGCCGGTGGACTTCACCAGGTCGCGGAATTCGGTGATGTCCTGCTCCAGTTGCTTGCGCTCGGCAAACACCTGTTTGATGCGCTCGCGGCCGCGCTCGGACTTCACGCCCTCCAGCAACTCGCTTTCTTCTTGCTCGGCATTGGGTGGCGTTTCACTTTCGGCGGGCTTTGTCACGCCTTCGGCCGGTTTTGTTGCGGCTTCAGCGGGTTTTGTATCGGGCTTGGCCTGGTTGGGGTCGTCGGTCAGCTCGTCCAGCATGGCCGCCATGCGTGAACCGGGCTTGGCGGTCTCGTCGCTGGTGGTGCTGGTGTCCGTGGTGTCGCCTGGCTGCGGATCGGCCGACGTGTCGGCGGGCGTTTCCGTCGTGTCGGCAGGCGCGTCGCTCACGCCCACGGCATCAATGGCGGTTTCGGTGGCGCTTGCACCGCCTCCCAGGTCTGAGCCTTCACCGTCGATGGGCTTCATCAGGCGGGTGAACTGTCGTTGTTTCCAAAGTGGCATGGTGGTTTCCTTGTGGTGGTTGGGGATTCGTCACATTGCGGGTGCCATGCCCTGCATGCCAGGCAGCGCGGGGGCGGCAGGCGTGGGCGGCTTGGGGATGAATTGCTCAACGTCCAGGCGCTCGTCAAAGCGCTTGAGGGTTTCGCGCAGCAGGTTGGTCAGTGGCTCGGCGTCTTGGCCGGTGGCCTGCACCTGCATGATTTGCATGATCAGGTTCTGAATGACCGGCAGGACCTTGGACCAGGTTTCTTGCTGCTCCAGCTTGTCCGGCGATCCGGTGGTGCCCGCGCGGATTTTCATTTCCACCATGTCGAACACTTGTTCGCGCGAAAGCTGCGGCCAGTCGTAGGACTTCACCGGCACCTCGATGGTGATGCCGTTGACGTTGCGCTGTTTCATTTCGGCCGGGCCCATGATTCGCTCGACCTGTGGGGGCGTCATTTCCTGCAGCAGGATTTGCGCGGCGAACTGGCTGATTTCCTGCAGCCAGTCTTCCACCTGGTCACGGAATTCACCGACGCGGGCGCTCAGGCCTTGCTGCATGATGCTGGCCTCGGTGGCCGTCTTAGCCTTAACGATGGAGCCGCGCTGGCTGTCCTGCACACCGGTCACCAGCTCCCAGTCGTAACGCACGGCGCTGGTGTCGTACACAGCCGGATCAATCGGGGGATGCTGGCGCGGGACGATCACC